GGATTATCTACTCAGACAACAACAGGCGTTGATTACTCATATAACCCAATGGCTTTAATGAGAAACAAAAGACAAGATTTATTTGCTTAAAGGAGTATAAATGGCTAATGCAGTCACTTCCTTAATAGGAAAACTTAAAAAGAGCGTTAAAGATACCGCTGATGCTTACACAACTAGAGTTGGGGCTAACTGGCAGGCTATTAAAGGTGAATTTGCTGACGCACCTGCACAAGTAGATCGTATGATACAAGGCGGGAATGTCTATAAGGATACGTTTGGATATAAAAACCCTCAAACATTAGGACAAAAAACTACTAATACTGGATTAGGTCTGCTAGACAACATCGGTTCTGCATCTTTAAGAGGTGTAGTGAATACAGGCAAAGGTGCTTACGATCTAGGGAGGCTAGGTTATGGACTCGCAACAGGCAATCTAGCGAATCAACCTGATTTTAAAACAAGATCTCAGTATTTGGATATGGCTAAGACACAATTTGGTGATGCTATGAGGTTTGGTGGAACTACAACACCGTTTAGGAGTGTGCAAGCACTTAAGACGGCTACGCCAGCAATCGGGCTTTATTCGGGTTTAGAAGGCGGTTTAAACGTCCTAAACGATAAAAGTGGTAAAAGTAGAGGGATGAAGTTTGCAGAGGGCGCAGTAAGCGGATTAGAACGCGGTGTGCCTATGGCGGGGGTTGGAACTGTATCTAACCCTTATATCTCAAAGCTGATGGATAAAAGATTAACCACTTTAGGCAAACTGACAATAGGAGTTCCAGCAAACATAGCTGAAGGCTATGCAATGAATAAATCCGCTGGCATGGATTACACCAAAGAAGATGCCTTAATTGATGCGTTAGTCCCTGGAGGTCTTGTATTAGGTAAAGCTTCACTAGATCAGATTAAAGGAGCAATATCTCAAGGTGTTAAAGATAAAAAGATTACAAAGGAAACAGCTAAACAACTTGATAATTACATTATGAAAAATGGACGTAAGTATTGGGCTGGTAAGGTTAACGGTCAATTTGCTACTAAAGACCAATTACAAGTTAAAACTCCGTATAACACAGTTAAAACATATTTCACAAAACAAAAGATATCGGATATCAATAATGGCAAGGTAGTTGAAAAGCTTAAACCCATGAAAGATTCAATATCTAATCTCTCAAAGACATGGCAAAACATGGATCTATACGATAAAACAGGTAAGTTGTTGGGAAATACTGAACAGTTTAGAAAGTTTTTAGCAGATAATCCCGAACTTGCGGCGTTTGCTCCAGTTCCAGAAATAACTACCGATGAAAGCGGCAAGATCCAGATTAAAGAAGGTGATTACAATTTGGGTCAAAGAGCTGTAGCATTTGGAGCTTTAAAGGGTGTAAAAAGTGAAGCAGGACAAAAACTTATTAAAGGAATCGGGGATAGCCTAAAACGTGGTAGCGAGGGTGTGCAAAATCTTAGCAAGGATTTTGATAAAAACTTTCCAGAAGCAATGAATATAGCGATGTCTGCTAGCGGTAATGCCCCTGTCAAAGGGGTGGCTAATTATGCAGATGATGTATTAACCGTAGCAAGGAAACAAATCGGCGAAGCGGGTAAGGTTAAGCTACCTATTAAGCAGAAAGTAGGACAAGCGTGGGATACGTTTTACAGGGATTGGGTTAACAGATTCCAACCTGTAGAAGATCTTGTAAAAAATGTGGAAAAAGCAGGGAAATTAAGTCTGATGCCAGAGAACAACCCAACTATTCAGATTAAGAGGTTGTTAGGTGCAGGCGGTATTGCTGAATACAGACATAAAACTAAGTTACAACCTATTTTAGATTCAGTTAAAAACGACATATCTATAGAAGATTTTGATGTATTTTTAAAAGCAAAACGCGATTTAGAATTAGCAGGACGCGGTATTAAAGGTAGTGATGCAGGACAGGCGAACGCTGTATTACAGGCTTTGAGGTCTAAATATAACCTTCCAAAGATAGAAGAAGCGGCAACTAAACTTTATCAGTATCAAGATGAAGGGTTGCAGATGTTAAGAGATGGTGGGTTTATTGATGAATCAGTTTATAACGTGATTAAGGATGCAAACAAAAATTATGTTCCTTTTCAAAGAGTTATGGACGAACTAGACAACTATTTAGGACTTCCGACATCTAAGTTGCAAAACCCAAGCCAACCACTAAAGAAAATCGAAGGTTCGAACCGTGCTATATATTCACCTATTGAATCGATCATCGCAAACACATATAAAATTGAATCGGCTGTATCAAAAAACAAAGTGGCTAAAAGCATTGCTAACTTGGGTGCTATTGTTCCAGATACTGTTAAACCTGTAGTCAAGTCTGGTGATAACACAATATCAATCTGGGACGGTGGGAAAAAAGCCTATTTCGAGATTGATGCAGATATATCTCAGGCAGTAAAAGGGCTTAATGAGGAGCAGATGGGAACTGTTTTGAAAATATTATCAGCTCCAGCGTCTATGTTAAGACAACAAGCCACAGGTAGAAACATTGATTTTATGATACCTAACGTTGTAAGAGATCAGTTTGAAGCTGCGATTAATGCAAAATATGGCTACGTTCCGTTCTGGGATTATATGCGAGGTATGAAAGATTTGATTGAGTACGATAGAACAGGCAGTAACCCAATTGTCGAGGGATGGATACAAAACGGTGGTCAGATGTTTTTTGAATCAATGAGTGGTCGGAAGAATATTCAAAAACAAATAATGGATGCTACTACAAAGAAAAGGCTAACACGCAGACTTTATGATTTAGCTATTAACGGTATAGAAAAAGTCGGCAGGTATTCAGAAACACCTACTAGATTAGGTGTGTACAAGCGTGCTTTAGAGAAAACAGGGAATATGGCTATATCGGCAGGTGAATCAAGAGAAGCTACCTTAGATTTTGCAAGACGTGGAGCTAAGATGTCTCAACTTAATGCTGTAGTACCTTTCTTAAACGCTAGTATTCAGGGCTTTGATAGGATGGCTAGATCAGTAAAAGAACGCCCAGGGAAGGCATTAACCTTGCTTACTATTTACGGTGGTGTACCAGCACTAATGACTACTTTATACAATAACTTAAATTTTAGCGAAGAGTATGCTAATGTTCCAGATTTTGTTAAGAATGATAATTTTGTGATAATGACGGGCGGTACGGATGAAGAAGGCAATTCTAAGTATATAACCATCCCTAAAGCACACAACGTTAAGCCTATTGCAAATGCTACACAACAAATGATTGATTATTGGAGCGGTTCGAACCCACAAACGTTTAAGCAATTTGCTTTAAGCACATTAAGCTCAACCGTTCCACTCTTAGGCGAAGGAGACAGTTTCTCTAGCATTGCTTCTAATACAGTAGGCAGTAATTTACCGCAAGCTTTTAAACCAGCTGTTCAACAAGTTACTAACTTTGATTTCTATAAAAACAAAGATATCGTTCCTTTTTACATGGAGAAAAAGCCACTAGAAGCACAGTTTAATAAAGCAACTCCAGACCTTTACAAGCGAGCAGGAGCATTAACAGGCACGAGCCCGCTAAGGTTACAGAACTTTGCTGAAAGCACATTGCCGATGGCGAAACAGGTCACTAATGCAATGGATTTAGCTACTTCTTTAAGAGATGGCGAGCCAATGAATCCTAATAAGATACCTGTTGTTAGAAGGTTTAGCGGATCATACTCAGGGTTTGATACTGAACGTCCTATTGATACTGGCACAGGTATAGGCGATAAGATTACAGAATTTTTAAAACCTAACTCACAAAGTAGTGCAGCGAGTAAAGAGCCTACTGTTTTAGATGAAAAAACAGTTCGTAAAGTAGATAATATTGCTAAAACGTATGGCTATGATTCATATTTACAAGAAAAACCTACAAAAGATTTAGAGCTACAGAAATACCAAAAATCTGTTTTATCAGACGCTAAAAAGGTCTTGAAAGATGAATATATGAAAGAAACCGATAAATTAGCATTGGTTCAAAGAATGGGGCTTGATGCAGAAGACGTTAAATACGATATTTTAGCGAATAGCGATACAGTTGATAGAGCGATTTATGTAAGAGATGAATTAGCGAAGGCTAAAACTTCAGAAGAAAGATACAAGCTTCTTACTGATTTGTACAATAACAAGTCTTTATCAGATAGCAGGGTTTTTACTGAATCAGTTGCAGAGGAATTAGGTCTTAAAGATGCATACGATTTAATTTATAAAGAGGCGAAGGCAAAGACTAAAAAAAGTACAAAAAAAATCAACACTCCGAAAATGAGTTTTAAAAAGACCAGTTTCAAGCCAGCTAGTCAGTCGGAAATGCCTAAACTTGGTATTAAGTTTGAAAAACCAAAAGGAATAAAAATTTCAGCAAATACGGATAAAGGTAAATCGGGTGTTATCCGTTTACAAAAGAAAGTGGCTAGTATATAGTTAAGATATTACGACATTAGGACTTTGAGGATGGTAAATCCTCTGTAAGCCGTGAGAAAGCAGAAATGCGAGTACCACGGCTTTTTTAGCACCTGAAAGTTAAAAAATATGAACGAAGAAACAGCAATGCAAATTGTATATAGAAGATGGCAGAACTCTGTGGATTATCCGTCATCGACAGAAGAAGAATACCTATTAATTAGAGGTGCTTTGAATGATGGAATTGAGGCGTGGGGTGGAAGAGCGAAAGAAGAATCAATCAAGTGGAAAGAGCTTTTTGTTAATTTATCTGACGCCGCAACTGGCACGAAGACTACAACCGCAAACGATACCACTTACTCTATGCCTACTGATTTTGAAAGTATTAGTTCTTGGGTGAAGATAACTGATTCAAGCAACCAGAGCATATATTATCCCTATAAAAAAGCAGATGATGTTATGCGGGCGTTAAAAGAAAATAGTTCTGAAAGATTTTTTTATATAACAGGTAACGATGGTGCGGGCTATACTTTGAATCTTAATCCTGCTCCTGCTAATACTGGGGATACAATTGGTTATTCATACTACAAAAAACCAACTATTTTAGATGAAGAGACAGACACAATTGAGATGGCAAAACCTTATTTTGCTATTTATTTTGCTTTATCTGTGCTAAACGAAGAAGAAAGACCTGATTTAGCAGGCACATATGCTACAAAAGCTGCTTCGGTGATGGAACAGATGGTAATAGATAACGAAATCCCTCCTTTCAACACAAGCTATGGGCTAGGCGATTTAGATTACAACCTAACTGGTTCAGCATTTGGGAGGTAACCATGCGAATACCTAAGTTTTCGAATTACAAGGTTAATAAATATTTTGAGAAAATCGACGACTTTAGCGGTGGGTCGAATACTCTCACAAATCAAGCTAGGACTGAAAAGAAATATGCTATAGAAGTGAATAATTTATGGCAAGTACAGGATAGAATTTGGCGGACAAGACCAGGAACAACATATTATGGTGAAGCAATTAGCGGTGTCACTAATATTGAGGGGGCAGAAAAATACCTAAAGGCGGACAAGACGGTTGAAATTATAGCTATTGGAGACGACGGTAAAGCATATAAGTCATCTAATGGAGGGTCTTGGTCTGAAATTACTGGAGCTACCTTCACACCAGGGAATAAGCCTTTCTTTTTACAGATCAATAGCAGATTATACATAACAACAGGTGTGGATGATCTTGCATATTACAACGGGTCGACATTAAACACATATACAGCTCTAAGCAATCCTAGCGCTGGAACAAGTGGTGGCAGGACTACGCTTACTTCCGGCAGTTACAACAACTATTACAGAGTGGTTGCAGTAAACGATATTGGTTATACCGAGCCTAGCGCATCCCTCAATATAACAACGAATAAACACCGTGATAATTGGGCTAGCGGAGAAAATGTATATTTTACAATGCCTACGGTGGTAGGAGCTACAGGGTATCAAATTTTTTGGGGTGAGGTAGACGGCGAAGAAGTCTATTTAGGACAATTGGCTACGGGAGTAACGACTTTTACAGACGATGGAACGCTTGAGCCTAACCCATATATAGAAACACCTAGCGATAACACAACTGGTGCGCCTAAGTTCAGATCCATGGAAGTATCTGGGAACAGAATCTGGGCTACCTACGATCCTGACAATGAATACAGGGTTTATTATTCAGGCACGGGTCAATATTTAGGATATTTTTCTCCTTTTTATGGTGGTGGATACATTGATCTTGAGAAAGGGGGTATAAACAAGCCTGTTTCAGTAGTCCACTATAGAGATGGTAAAGGCAACCCTTTAATCACGGTATTATGCTCAAGCCCTGACGGAATAGGGACTATCTTTCAAATTGAATTAACAAGTTTAACGATTGGGGAGACGACTTTTACTGTGCCTGCTGCATATAAAATTGTTGGTTCAATAGGCGCAGATTCGCCTTATGGTGTCATAAAAGCGGGTGATAACGTCTTGTTCCCTAACAAAAAAGGGGTATTCGCGTTAAGAAACAAAGCTCAAATATTTAATGTATTGGCGTCCGATGATCTAACTGCCCCAATACGAAATAAATGGGAGTCCTTAAAAGGTGATAGATCTCCATATTTTGTTGCATATTATAAACCTCCTAGAGCGTTTTTTGCTGTATCAGAAGGCACAACTAATAATAAGGTCGCTATTTATGATTTTGAAAGAGGAAATTGGACGTGGTCTTGGGATTTAGCGGTTAAACAATTTTTCGAATATACAGGTAGCGATAAGATAACCAGATTCTTATTTGTTCCTGAAACTGGTAACAGACTGATCGAAATAACAGAGAACGCCTCAACTGATTTAGGACAAAGTTTTTATCAAAGCTATATTTCACCGTTAATTCCGGTAGATAAAGATGACACAGTCTTAGCTAAGGTCAAGGAAGTAATTTTCAGCGTGGGATCATTCAGAGGGACACTCGGTTTTGAAGTGCTAGGACTAGGGCGGGATAAGCAAATCTCTAGCCTCGGATCTTCTGAAAAATCAGCCACCGTAGGTACTAGCGGTTGGGATGATGATTTATTCGACGAATTTTTGTTTGATGATACAAACGATGTTCCGTCCGTATTCACAGAAAGTACCACAAAGGTACGGGTGAAAGTAAATAAACGATTGTATGGAATTCAATTTAAGTTGTCTTCAACGACTGCGGGAACTTCCATGGAATTGTTGTCCGTACAGGCTAAAGGTGTTTTACAACCAGCCAGAAGTCCTAGTTCATGGTCTTGATATTACGACATCTTTAGTATAGTATTTTATTAGTTTGGGTTTTTAGGTGATAAACCTTTTGTAGCCCCTCAGAAAGCAGAAATGCGAGTACGAGGGGCTTTTTTGTTACCTAAAACCATATTTTAGAAAAATGAGTGCATATATAGGAACAAAAGCGGCAAGGAAATGGACTGGACAAATCGGCTCTGGAGGAGTCGCGGATAATTCAGTCACTACTGTACCTATCCAGTCAGCCACAGGCTTAACGAATGGTGAAGTATACCTTTTTTATGTGGACAGAGTAGACAGCAACGGAGTGAAAACTTCAAGCAAAGAGGAGTTAGTTAAAGGCACGTTGTCAGGCACAAATTTTACCTCTTGCACAAGAGGGGTTGCAGGCACAGCACAGTCACATTCGGCAGGTGCTGTTGTAGAAGTTTTAATGACAGCCACACACTGGAACGAACTAGTTGAAGCATTAGAGGTTGAACACGGCTCAGACGGCACACATGACAACACTAAGATCGCCTTGCTTGCAGGTACACAAACATTCACTGGCGCAAAAACTTTTACTGAATCAGTGACCGTTGCAGGTACTGCATCAAGCTCAGCATCTATCAAACTTGCAGAAGATACTGACAACGGAACAAGTTATGTAGAGCTTAAAGCTCCAGCAACGCTGAGTGCTAATAAAACATTCACTCTGCCAAGCGCTGATGGTACAGCGAATCAAGCGCTTGTTACGGATGGGGCAGGCGCGCTCTCTTTCTTAACTTTAGGTGGGAAAGTTCTTCAAATGAAGATTTCAGGCTCACTAGGACAGGTTTCTTCTGCTTTAGACTCAACAGAGGTACATTGGGGAGAGGTTTCAATAACTCCAACATCTGCAACAAGCACTATTTATGTTCTTTTGGCTGGATCTGGGTTGGATAACGGAGGCACAGGCAGATTAGAGCTTAAGTTGCGGTATTCGACCAGCTCAGGAGGCACAACAGGCACACAATTGAGTATAGGCGCGGTTGCTGGTGATAGTACGGGTACTAATGGACTTTCTAGTATCGTTTTGTTAGGGAGTGTTGCTTTGGGTAATACTACTCTTACCTATTTTAAGGCGACAGGTCTACATAACGATACTTCAACAACGTGGTATGTGGGACGTTATTCGTCCCAATCAAATATTTTATTGGTGGAGGTCGGAGCCTAGCTTTGCATAAAAGGTGCTTTGCTTTATCCTATGAATCCTAACTATGAGGGAAGAATCAATCGAACCATTACCAACAGGCCAAAAACTAGCCGAGCTGGTTAACAACACAAACAAAATTGTCATAGCTAGGGTGGATGCAAAAGGTATCGGTGGGAAAGGAACACATTTTGTTCTAGTGACCAAATACGCAAAAGCTGGGGATATATAGTTAGAACAGTCATTCGGGCTGTATGTGCTTACTTATGAACAACGAAAAATTTGACCAAGAAGTCTTAAAAAAAATACGTGAAGCTTTAGGGGATTTCCATCCAAGATACCTTAACAAGGTCTATGGAGATATAACACTAGAAGAACAGTTGAAAAAAACTGATGATATCAAAAATCTAAAAGACAGGCTTGACAGACCTGAAACAAATCATTTGCAACATCTGCAAGAAGATATATACACAATGGGTATCAAAGTTAATCGAGTTTTAGAAGCTCTAAAAGAGAATGGTTTTGAACTGGAGGACAAATGAAGCCAGAAGACAACCTAAACGATAGAGTAATAAGGATAGAAACGATAATGGAATACGTGCAAAAAAACGTAGATAAAATCGTTAGGACTTTGGATACGATGAAGGAAGCATATATTCTAAAGACTGATTTCGATAAGTTAGAAACTAGGGTGGATACGATTGACAACAAAGTAAATAATTTAGCACTCAAAGTTGCAGGTATTTCAGCTACGGTATCAATTGTAATAGCTGTTATATCTATAGTCATCGAAAGGACGTTAAAATGACAAACAAAAAATGGATTCATCCAATAAAATTTACGGGAAATTACCCGAACAAGTGGGCTGGTTATACATTCTTACAATGGAGCAAACACTCTTGGAACTGGCACGAAGGTGTCGATTATAATTTTGGCTACGGCTCAAATGATCTAGGTTTACCTGTAGTTGCGGTATCAGACGGGGTCATCGATTGGCAAGGCTATCATAAGGGTTGGGGTAACCATGTGTTTATCAAACATGAACACCCCATACATGGAACGATCTACAGCCATTATGCCCACCTGAAAAACATGAAAAGGAGAATAGGGGAAAAAGTGAAAATGGGTGATCAGATTGGTGAATGCGGTGCTACTGGGTGGTCAAATATGTCGCCTCATCTACATTTTGAGATTAGAAAGCCAATAGGTAAAGGATATGATTTTTATCCTTCACCTTTGAAGGGTTGGACTAAAACAAAGACTAAACAGTTTTATACCGATCCATATTATTTTATAGAAGCTGATAGTGTAATTAGTTGGTAAAAATTTATGTCAAAAAGATTCACACTAAATAGGGAAGACCTAAAAAAAATTGGTAAGGGTGCTATTATTGCTGTACTAGGTGCTTTGTTAACTTATCTATCAAAAGAAATAACAAACATGGATTTTGGCGAATATACAGCCGTAGTAATGGCATTCTGGTCTGTATTCACTAATATTGCGTGGAAATATCTAGAACAAAGATAATTCGGGAAATGTTCCTCTATCTTAGGACAAAAGAAAGCGCCTACAATGAGATATGAAAAACCTCATCTACTACGGTGTATTAGCTTTATCTTTAATTCCTATTTCATTGATAGCGTACTGGAAGTCTCCAATATCTGATATTGTTTGCGGTGATTGGGGTAACGCCTTTTTATGGCTCTCAAACACCGCTATAGTATCGATAATAGGTGCGGTTTTGGTATCAGGTAAGCTTAAATAGATTTCTTTAGGAAAGCAAGGTAATGATTATAACTAGCCCCAGATATAGAGCCATTATAGATACTAAGCCTCGTAGGTATTCCGCAAACATTGCAATGAGGCATTAGCACAGTAACCGCCTTCTCTACTATTTTTCTTACGTCATTACCGCTCATTTTTTTCCTCCATTTGCTTTAGAGATCAAATACTTTCGATATTTTTGGAATAGGCTTCTGAATCCAGGTTGCTGAGCTATTTTCTCATTTAAAATTATATATTCCAACACACACATTTCAAATTCCTTTAGCGTCTCTTCGTCCTTCTGTTCTAGGGCTTGCTGGAGTGCATTGAATGCTATCCCTGTTAGCACCTCAACTAGATATTCTTCTCGGTAATTTTCGTGCTTAACGTCTATTACGATTTTTCGATACTCTGGCTCTACTGCTTTCTCAAACTCTTTAAGTATTTCTTGATTAGTTTTCATTTTGTTTCTTTAAATAATTATTTCTTGCCATGGCTGGATATTCCCATTCCAATAATGTGATAAACAAAATTTTAAATCTTCTTACACTCCATCCTTGATGCCATAAGTAACAAATGTCACAGGACTTACTACAGGTTTCGTGAGGAACAAAATCGGAATACTCTGTATAGCATTTATTACCAATATATATTTTCATACCGTTCTCCTTGTCGGTTTTCCGACTAACTAATTATTCTATACCCTCTAGGCTGGTACTTATCTTTTATTATATGACCTTTTAGACTTAGTAGCCTAATATGCTCGTGAACGGTGGATATAGATTTAAGTCCTAGATGGGTTGCTACTTCTTCTAAAGTCGGAGCATAGCCTTTTTTTATTTCTAAAGAAGAGATTACATCCAATATCTCTTTCTGTTTTTTTGTGATAGGGGCTTTTTGTTTAGCCTTCCAGAGAACATAATCTATTGCCATGATCTTTTTGCGATCATCAAAGCCTAGATTATCCAGAATGGAATCTATCTCCTCGAGTGGACTTAAATCTTTTGCTTTAGTTATATTTTCGATAACATCATTTTTTTTCATAATTAGAATATCCAACTAAAAACTAACATTAATCCGATAAACAAACCAAATATACACAGCGTCACTAGCAACAAAGAAAACATGACTGATAACATTAATTTTAAATCTTTATCCATAAATTCCCCCTAACTAATTACTTAATCGGTTTTTCCGATTTAGCATTCTATAACTAAATACTGTTGTCTCTAATTCGTTTCAACTGGAGCTTTTTTAGAAGAATTGGACGTAACTTCTTTTAAGTAGCTACCGATTACCTTTCGCATATCTCTAATTCTACCGTGTGATGGTTTGTCAAAACCTTTCGGTATAAGGTTATAGGCAACATTCAGAATTAAAGACAAAATCCTCAACTCCTCAGGGTTCAACATAAATACTGGAAGCTCCTTAAATCCATGTTTACTAGTTACTTCGTTTCTTAAATATTTCATTCTTCCCCTCCTAATAAACTAAACAAAAAGTCGATTGTTTCGTTTGATTGTAGATTTAGGTCGTCATTAAGTAGTAAGCCCCACATTAATACAACCGAATGAATGTGCGTATGGAATAACTCTGGATTCATTTTCTTTGCAATTAACAAAACATCGGCAATGCCAATTTTGCGACCTAGGATTTCAGTAATTTTTACAAACCCCTTTCTGTTGTTGAAATCATTTACATAGTAAACACCTAGGTCTGCATAAACATTCGTTATCTCTTTAATGTGTCCGCCTACTTTTATACTTGAAGAACTCAAGATTATCCCATCAGAAATTGAAACAATTTCTATCTTTTCAGGCGTGTTTTGCACGAATCCACCAGAATGCACTTCCACGACCACTCTACACCCAAACTCAAGCTTCAATATATCTGGATTCGCTGAAATGCAAGCCTCCCTAATAAAATCTATTTTTCGTTGTCTTGTTTTCATTGTTTAATTAACTAAATATTTGTTCGCTTTAGGCTCAGACTCGTTCTCGCCTAACTCTCTGCCACTCCATCTGCCAAACCGTTTTTTGCAACCCACACACAAAACTTCACTCCATCCATCGTGTCTTTCTGGGTGCGGATAGCTGTACTGGACGAAAACTATGTTTCCAGAACCACAGCTACGGCAAGTTTCTTTGATTGCTCCGACCTGTACTTTCTCCTTATCTGAACATTCTGCGTATGTTTTGTTTTTCATAATATTAATCCGCCTCAATCTTAACTATCTTGACTTTGCCACATTCTTCACATACATATAACATCTTGACACCGTAGTTTATGCCGTCCATTCGCATCGGAAACTACTCTGTTTTCACAAACCTATGTCTATGACTCCACTTCTCAAACATCGCTGATATGAATTGTTGGATGGTCATTTGGTCTCCTACCTTTAGTTCTTTTATTACTTTGTATTTTTTCATTTTAAGCCTCCAACGTTAAACCGAGATATTCATCTTTAGTCATAGAGAGTGACCATGCTTGCGCATAATCAGCATCATTTTTGCTACCTGCTTCCTGATCGACGCATTTCACATATACTCTCCCTGTGGATGGGCAAGTGTACTTTAAGAAGTATTCGGTTTGCGGAAATATATCTTTGACCTCATAAAGCTCATTACCTCTTTTTGATTCATTCAACTTTATGGCTTTAGCCTCTGCCAACAGCTGTTCAGGGTCATATAGTTTTAAGGCTACCATTCTTTGCTCCATATTTTCCAGTGCCATGATCTCTTTGAAAGTTAATTTTTTTGACACAACCTTTTTCCACAAATCCTCGTTAAAATACACACCCCATAGATAATGCTGTTTATATCCGTCCGCAAACTCAATCGCAACTTCTTTTTCAGAATGCAGCCTTTTAGTACCCTTTACTTCTGTGCGATTAACTTTACTAGGGAGACCGCATACAACACATAAACCATCAAGCTGAATCATATCGTAAATACCAGACGTAATCAGATTTCTAAACTTTCCAAAGTTATCGTTTGCTAGTTCCACCCCTATTTTCTCAAAGCCGTCGTAAAAAGCCACCCACCCAAAATCAGAAACATTCCCGAAAAGGGCAAAATTAAAGAATTCCAATTGTTGAGTCCCGACTTGATTCCAGACTTGATCCCCGACTTGATCCCCGACTTGAGTCCCGACTTCATTCCCGACCTGATTCCAGACTTGATCCCAGACTTGATTCCAGACTTGATTCTCGACTTGAGTCCTGACTTGAGTCCCGACTTGAGTCCTGACTTGATTCCTGACTTGAGTCCTGACTTGATCCCCGACTTGATTCCAGACTTGATCCCCGACCTGATTCCAGACTTGATCCCAGACTTGATTCCAGACTTGATTCCTGACTTGAGTCCTGACTTGATCCCCGACTTGATTCCAGACTTGATCCCCGACTTGATTCCTGACTCGATTCCAGACTTCATTGTAGATTTGATCCTCGACTTCCTTACCTGTTAGACCTGCGGTCTTCATCATATTCACTGCATACTGAATCCCCAGTGGTGAATCCACGAATATGATTATTGGCTTCTTTAGGTTACAAAACGAATATAACCAGTCTATACCCTTCGTTGCTTCGGCTATGTCAACCTCTTTATTGCAATCAAAAATTAGGGATAGCCAGCCATCCCTAACTTCAGCTATTTTTTCAATTTGTTGCCGAGTAAGTTTTTCAATTTTCATGGCTTAATCAACTACGGTTCTGATAGACTCAGTGAACGGATCTCTTTCTCGTTCCATTATGATCGTATAAACGCCTGGTACAAAAGTAATTGGTTGATGTTCCTCGTGTGTAAGTAACGCGTTCCCTCCTACAACCTCAAAAGTGTCTTTATCGTCAGCAAATATTACTGATGCACCATCGCTAGCGGTAAGCCTGTGTGCATGACCTGTGAATTCACCCTCACGTAATACTATTTGTTTTTGTTTTTTGCCAACAACAGATACTTTAGCTGTTTTGATGACTAAATCTCCGTGTCTTGCATATACTCGTTGTTCCATACATTTCCTCCTAAAAATTTAAATAAACAAAACTTATTCACTCGAGCAGATAAACTTAATTTGACTCAAAGATTTAAAACTTAACTGTTCCCTAATCGCGATAGGACTATTACCGCAAGCGTCACTTGCTACCATAAAATCACGATAGGTGAGGTTGTAATTTGAGCCTAAATAGTACCCCGCCCCTAGGATACTTAACAAAAACAGCGTTTTTATCATATTTTTTATGTTCTCGCTAGCCTCGGCTACGAGCTCTTTCGCGCTGGTACTCCATGCTTTAAGATTAGGTGTTGGAAAATTCATAAAACTCCTTTTTAAATAATTACTTCCAAAACTGTCTGCAAGTCTTCCCGTACCACGCGTTAAATCCACGTCCCGAGAAGATTTGGTAACCCACCTGAATGTTTGTTTCGGGATCTTTCAGTTTTTCTCTGCAAGTGTTTACATCTTTTTCGCCGATCTTTCCGCAGTGAAGAGGCGTGTTTATTTGCATAATTCCAATATCCATCGATCCATTCTTGTTAGTGTTGGTAGCGGTTGGGTTGTGTCCACCATTCTCGCTTTTTAGACAAACCAACATGTTTTCAGCATCTTTCCCAAAATATTTATGGACTAAAGCTATTACAGTTTCTTTATCTGTAGGTTCTTTTGCTTCAGCTTTTTTCACTTCTAGCTTTTCTAATTCCCATGAATACAATCTGGTAGGAGAGACATTCACTAGAATTGAACCTACATACCCCCTAGTTCTAGCTTCTTTTTGTTCGCCCCAAAAAATATGAGCGAACACCAACAAAATCGCTAAAAGAACTATTTCTAGTACGACTATCCTCAATCTATTTTTAGCTAAAAATCGAGCTATTCTTATCCATGCATAACTCAGAAACATAGAAACAAACCCATTGCGTTTGACACCTTTGTCTCTTCGAATTTTTTTCAAATACCATGCAGTTTCTTCTTTTCTCAGATGATAATCTCGCAAAACTTGCGATAACGATGTATACTTCGTGTGATTCTTCGTATTGAAGATCACAAGCCAATGCTTAAGTTCGCCTCTAACTGGAATAGGGGCGAATTTATAACCTTTAGGGATCATAGTTCTCCTTTTTTTAAATTAATATATTCACTCGTTAAATCTACGTTTGACATTTTCTCTACTAAATCTTCAAATATCTTCAAAAATTCTTGTTCTGCATCATAACCTAATATTTGTTTCTCAGAATATCCGAAACTAATTGCTTTTCTTCGCATTGCTTCGTATAAAACGTATCCTTCCCAGTATTGTCTATTAACTTTTCGACCTTTGAGCCAAATGTTTCCAGCCTTCATTCTGGATATCAAATCTCTTAACTCGATATTTAACACCTCATGATAGGTTTTCCAGACTAAATCTCTATACCACAAATAATCATTCTCGAACTCCAAACCACAATCCTCGAAATAATTCTTTACCTTTCGGTACAAATCTTCCCAACCTAGCATTAAATCCTCCGAAACAGTAAACTCAGCGAGTGTTTTTGGGTTCAAGATATAAATCATCGTGTCGCTGATGCTGTAATCTTTATTCATAATTACCTCCTGCTATAACTTTGAATCTCTTGTTTTCGTGCTTCATCCTAAACCCACACAAAGTGCCTTTACGTCTATTTTTTTCAATTTTCAAAAAAGAGTCTTTGCCATATTTTTCGATAGAATCGATATCTTTAACTTCTCGCCATACCAAAAAAACCATGTCTGCTTCTTGCCCAACAAAAGAAGAATCTCGTAAGTCGCTTATTGTAGGGGCTTTTTCAAGCCTTGTTTTCTGTAAATGAGCGATCAAAAATATAACCGTATCAGTTTCGATTGCAATCCTTTTCAGCTCTCTCATTGCATGCCCGATAGCTAAACTCGAGTTATTCATTAGCTGGTCGAAACTTAATAAAAAATGCAAATGATCGACAAATACAACCTTAACGTCATACTTGGCTTTTGCTTCCCAGATACGTTGTTCTAACCATAGAAGGTTCGACGGTTGTGTTACCTGTGGTAACGCAAACACAGGTAATGTTTCGAATCTTTCCAAGAAATCCTCTAATCCAACTTCGTATGAAAACCACAGTGGTTTCACCTTAAACGTGTAGGTAAGGGTTTGTAGAAAGGTTGTTTTTCCTTGCCCCGTAGGACCAGAAACAACCACTAATTCTCCGCCCTTAAACCCATCTACCGCAACATCAATTTCAGACAACCCACAAAAATAGGTTGGGGTTTTCGGCTGTAATAGCAAGTTATTTTTAGCATCGGTTGATAAAACAACTCGATCCTCGCCATCGTAGACCCTGAAAACGTCAAGCTTTCTGGTTTTGTCTTGTAATGTTTGGATTTTCGCTTCTAATTGCTTGTCAGTAAGGTTTTTCATAAATCAAGGTTTGAACTAACTGACTTTTTCCCAGCTCCCTTGTAGGTAGGATCAATCAATCGGGCGATGTAATCACACTCACCAGTACGGTTACGGGTACGAAGTAGCAACTCGAGATTCCAATCTACTGGGGAACCGTCGTGGGACTTCCATATCCAACCGTGGTCTGATGCGCTACGGACAGCGCTCTCGATTTGGCTGAAACTATACTCCTTGCGCCATGTTTTAAAGTTTTCAAAGAATGATTTGTATGATTTCGTGTTCTTTCCTGTAAGGGAATTAAAAATTTCGATTAACTTTTCGATCTCGGTTTTATGATTTATGGTTTCTGGTTTCTGGTTTCTGGTATATGATATATGATTTATAGATGCTGTCGGCAACTCGGAGCTATGTGAATCGTTGAGCAATGATTGAGCAATAAATCCATCTAAATCAATGATTTTTTTGATAAAAGGCGGGAAATTATTCCAGACTCTTTCTCTAGCTTTTTCTGTCTTTCCTCCTGTATAAACAGCTCTCGTGAATTTTTCTTCTATCACATACCAATCATCTTGCACCGAGTGTATCCCGAAAGATTTGATTTTAGGATGTACGTCTTCTACTTTTTGTACGGTTGTTCCACAATAGAAGGCTATTTCTGTTTTAGCTATTTGATATGCAGGTAGAACAGGCATCTTATCGTTAGTCAAGAGAAACAGTATTATTTTTTGCTCTTTATCTTCTAAAGACATAAAAACAGGATCTCTCCAGATTTGCGTACTCAAACTTCTAGTCTCCATTGGCAGGGGATAAATTATTTAACTTTTCGTTCATCAATCTGATAATCTTGTCACCGTCTTCTAAGGTCATCTTTGTCATCGAATCAACCCCTAGTATTTCGTACACTCTTTGTTTAATTTGCTCTGTTTCTAAGCCTAGTTTTTTCCCTAAGTAGAATATTTGTTTTCTGTTTTGGTCTTTGTACCACTTGTCCATGCTTTCAGATAGTCTTTGTGAATGGTTCGCTACGATTTGTGTAACCGCTGTTAAAAGCTCAAACACGTTTTCATATTCTGTTGTTTTTTCGTTAATCGTTAGTTTGTACATAAGGCAAGAAAACTATATAACTTCAAAAGCCCAGCTTTTATTTAGTTACTGGGCAGGAGATGAAAATTAACTAGCAAAAAATCTTATGCCGCATTATTTTCCTTGAGTTCAAAGACTCACAACTCTAGCTGATGACATTGGGGTATGACCCCACGGGTTTCCGATCGAGGTGTTTGCAACCGCCTCGTTTCGTGCGTGACCCTTCTTGACGCACTACTCTCATTTCAGCTAGATGTGTGAATCTTCAAAGACTCAAAGCAGATACCCAGACTCTATGTGATTCTTCTGGATAGGGGTTTATATTGACCAGTGTTATGATGCACCGCCACAATCCCCTTTATCTGTTTTCAACCTTTAACCATTGGTTACATTCAATCTTTCAAAGACTCATGGGAAGAGCTTCTCTTTTACGGGAGATCAATCCCTAGAGAATACCGTAGTAGACCGTTCGCCCTGCTTGTACAGGCAAGATCGTATCGCCCTCCCATCAATCTTCAAAGACTCATGGCGGGGCTACCTTTTTCGCCACAGCTAGATGTGTCAATCTTTCAAGTTTGTTTACATCTTTTCTTTAATGTTTACAAAGCGATGTACTTTGTATCTTTTCCGCGGAGAGCTGGTCATTTCACCCAGCACGAACCTCGCTTGCGACCAGTTCTCGGATACGCAATTTTCTTAAGCGTCTATACTTTCGCCATCTCCGCATATTGTTGTTGGGGGCAGGATACAAACCTGCACATCGAATGTATACCTCGTGACTCCACTCTAGAATGGATGCCTTTTATCTTTCAGCCACCCCAACAGTTTTTATTGTGCTATGGTCTTCGGGGCGAGACTTGAACTCGCAACCTACGGTTTTACAGACCGTCGCTCTACCAATTGAGCTACCCTCAGATAATTTGGTGGAGATGACGAGAATCGAACTCGTGTGCTAATAGTTTTTCAAATAACTTCTACATGTTTAACTGTCCGAGAAAAATCCTCATCCGTTCCTATTCGCGTTGCCCCTCTAAGATATGAATAGGGAAGATCCTAGAGAAGTGAAGTTACGCAAAAGCGTATTCTTCGATTGTGATAAAGTTTGCGTTTATCGGCTTGCCAGTTTTAAGACTTAACGGTCTACATGCGTTATATGAAATGTGCTACTAGGCGATGCCATGACATCCCCTTGAAACCTATCCGTATTCGTCTCAACTCGAATCAGATAAGCTTCAAGCGAATGTCCACCCTGTAGGAAGCCTAAGAGCCTCCTACGGGTAAGATACACCTTTGCATTGCGCGTTTAAGGTTTATCGTCGGTTGTAATGGTGCATCCTAAATCCACCATCTTCGGGTATGCTCTGCATTTCCCCGTTGGAATCCTACCTGTAAAAGGTAAAGGGCAGGACTCCAACCGAGAAACACTCGGTGTTAGAAAGGCGTTGTGCCTTTCTTCTCATTCTCAAGTCTGTAATGTACGATCGCATCAATAAGATTGCTTGCTTCCGAAATGCTTACCTTCTCTGCTAGCTCTTCGCCATTTTTCACGCCTTTCGCTGTTAATAATTTTTCTGCGTATTCTTTATGTCCTTCATCAACTAGGATCTGCATTTCTATCTTAATTTTGTGTTTCTGCTTGTCTGATGCTGGTTTAAATGCGGGTAAAGACCCGTACCCTGCATAATTTTTAGCTTTCTCTACATCTTTCTTGCCTTTATCTTCAGCCTTTGCTTTTTCGTATGCATTCATTCTTGGTTCTGCGATCTCTCCTTCTTTTTTAGTTTTCGCGTTTTTAACTGTTCCGTCTGTGTCTTCATCGGCACTGATATTCAAAATCGCACAGATGGCGTAACGTCTAGCATACGTAATAGTAGCTCCAGCCTCTTGTGTGTCGTTTCCCTGTTTTAGGTCTGCTGTAGGTAAATACAAGGTTTCTTCCATACTTTCTCCGCTATCGTGAACTAAAATGGTCTTAACTCCGATCCATTCGGAATCAGGTCTTGTTACGGGGAATTGAACGATTGCTAATCCGTTTTTAGCTAGAATAGGTTTGACTAGATCTAGAACAGATGCAAGATCAGCATACTTGTAGTTGTATCCTTTCGTGTTCTTGTCAGGATTCTTAAGTTCTAATTGTGCTTTTACCAAAGAAGTAAATAATTCTTTCATAGCTTGACCCCCATCAATCTAAACAAAACTTCCAACTGGAACTTATCTAGCTCAGATTCTTCTACATCGTTAATCAAATCTTCTTCGGTCAAAACTATCTCAGAGATATCCCAATCCATCTCTGGATTTATAGTTGTAACCGCGGTTTTTTTTATCAGATCTTCAACAGTAAACATGTTTATCTCCCTAAAATAAATAAACCAACTAGAATCATTCCCAAACCCAAAACCTTGACCCAGCCTAGCTTCCACTTTTCTTCTTCGAAACGATCGAGCCAGACTCTGCCTGTATATCTCATAAGTTCTTCATTGCATCATCTAGTAATAACCTCACCCATGCCGATATTCCTATCCCTTTCCGTCTCGCTGCTCTACGAACCAATCTTTTAAAGTTGGGATCAACTTTGATCTGCAACCATTCTGTTTTTTTTCTTTTTTGTGTTATCATGTTTGAATTATTGTTAGGAGAGAGGGCGGTTAGCTCAGATGGTTAGAGCGCCACATTGACATTACTGATCTCAACCTTTCCCCATTCAATAAATACATAATATCCCTCCCAACTGCCTAAGTCAATACCTTTTTTCCAGCCAGTTTTTATGTTAGTGTTTTATTACAGGAAGAACACAAAAATGCCCGATACACAAGCCTTTTTGGCTCATCTCATCATTGGAAACTATTCCGAAAATTCTATAAAAGATATAGTCTCCACCCTCCGATTTTTTCAAAAAAAATATAATTTCACCAAAGAAGATATTAATCGTTTCATTGTCGATTGCAAGCTGCGAAGAATAAAAGTTTCCACCATTAATAAGTACATAGCCAACATAAAGGTTTATGCGAATTATCTTCAGCTGTCTTGTGCTTCTGAAATCAAAGGACTTCGCGGGACTGAAGAAGTTAACAAAATAATACTTAGCACCGAAGAAATACAGACTTTTTTGGATCTGCCAAAATATTCAGGTGCAGAAAGATGGGATGAGTGGAATTTATTTTGGCGTATTCTTGCCTATACAGGATGCAGACCTAACGAAGCCGCAAACCTAAAGGATACAGACATAGACTTAGGTCTAGCTCAGATTTACATCAGGCAGACAAAAACAAAGGTGGCTAGAGTAGTTCCTATCCATCCTGATCTTCTTCCTTTTTTAAAAAACATCGGAGAGGGATATATCTGCAATTTTTCAAAAACAGCTTGGGTTCAACACTTCAATAGGAGACTTCGGCGGTGTGGCGTTAAGAAAAGACCAGGACTCACCGCATACTCTTTCAGGCATACGGTAGCTACCTTGCTTCTTGATGCAGATAAAAACGTTTATCTTGTTAAAAACCTCCTCGGACACAAAAAAACTTCTACCACCGAAAAATATTACAACTACTCGACGAAAAAACTACAAAACCTAGTTAGTGCGTTGCCATACGCGAGTAGCGAGAATAGGGTGATCGCCAACATCAACTTAATTAAAGAATTAGCTCAAAAAAGCGGAGTATTTGGGATAGACCAAAAAGAAACAAACAAATATTATTCAATCAAGATATTTAAATCTTAAGTTTTTTGCCCGCCGTCTTTTTACTATAAGTCTACAAAACACCACAAGGTATTGTATGTCTGGCTTTCTTCTGATACAATTTTTTCATCCTAAATCCTCTATCGCAATATCTTGCCGATGTTAAAAATATATTTAAAAATAAATGGTCGAGTAATATCAAAAAAGAACAGTAGAAGAATTTTCGCTAAACATGGGCGAATAATTAACATCCCAAGTGGAGCTTACGCTAGATATAAGGATTCAGCCTTGAATCAGCTAGCGGAACAAATCACAAACACAATTCAACCTCCTTACAAAATTGACTATCTTTTTGAGATGAAGGGGGCTATTTCCAACGACTTTGATAATATGATCACCTCTATTAACGATATTCTGCAAGACGCAAATATCATCGAAAACGATAAGTATATCCGCAAAGGCACATATGAAGTTACTACTGGCAACAAAGAATTCACAACCTACATAGACATTGAAAGTTTAGATGGACAGATCAAATGCTAGAACCAGCGAAACAACTACCTGCTAAATACGCAATTGTTAAAAAGCCAGTAACTTACAAGATCGGGGTAGTAGTTAGTTTGAAGGAGAAATGACCGAAAAGTATATAAAAATATCAATGGGCAAGATACAAGTACCAGAAGATATAGCGTTAGAGAATGGTAAAGAAGTACAGATACTTTTATCTGGTGAAGTAACAAAAGTTGAGTATCCAGCAACACAAAGTGAAGACGAAGAGATAGTGTACATAGTTAAGGGCATAGTAGCCTATACCATTAATGGAGAAGAAGTAATATGAGCATAACGCCTATATATCGCGTGCCAAAACCTATCCATGAGGTCGTAGATGGAATGAAGGTTTGTCTTAAATGTAAAGAAAATAAGCCAGTAAGTGAATTTTATAGAAGGTTTAAATATAGTTCAAATTTAAAAGCTAATTGCAAAAAATGTGAAAATGAAAGAAAGCATTGATTTAACAACAGAAGAGGGAGGCAAAACTCCACAACCACTTGATGAAGTTGGTAAAGAGACATTACTTGCGTTAATGACGAGCGATACAAAAACGAATGCAGCCATAAAGCTAGGTATAGATAGGAAGACATTATACTCTAGGATGGAAAAATATGGTTTACGTGCATATTTATCGCAATTACAGCAAGAAGCATTAGACACTTTAAGGATGGGTAGTATTAAAGCCGCGGAAAACATGGTCAACAAAATAGATCACAGGGACGCAAAAATAAGCATGGAGGCATCTAGGGATGTACTAGATAGGGCTGGGATAGGTGTAAAGAAAGAATCCAATACTAATGTACAAGTAAATATCATGAATAAGTTAGAAGAAGATAAAGAGAAATATAATTTTTAGGAATATGAATGAAAACTACTTAAACTGGATACAAGATTATTTGAATATCGTAAACAAAGAGGCAGAGTTAGTGCCGTTTACGCTTAACACTATCCAAAGGCGGTTTTTAACACAGGATATGACAGGCAGGGATATTATCTTAAAAGCCAGACAGCAAGGGTTTACGTCTATCGTTACTGCCGTGTTCTTGGCTGATTTTATAATGAAACGAAATACTTACAACGTTATCGTCGCCGATGATGCAGACAATGCGATGGGCATCCTGAAACGCGTTAAAGATTATTTGGGTTACTGGTGTGAAAAAAAAGGACTGGAAGAGAAAGACGTGCTTAAGTATAACTCGAAGTATGAATTGTATTTTGAGGCTATGAACTCTACGTATCATATAGGTACAGCACAAAACACACAGTTTGGTAGATCGCGTACGATAACAAACTTGCATTTGTCGGAAGGTGCGTTTTATCCCGATTTAACATCGATTTTGGCAGGAGCATTACAAGCAGTAGTGCCTACAGGCAGGGTTATTATCGAAACAACTGCTAACGGGTTTAACGATTTTAAAGAGTATTGGGATAAAACAGACAAAGGTGAAACATCATTCAAAAATCATTTCTATAAAGCGTCTGACTTCTATTCTCGTGAGTTTCTAGATCAGAAAAAGAAAGAGTTAGCAAGGCTATATAAGCAGGAATATCCAGAAACACCACTTGAAGCGTTTATCACGTCTGGAGAAACATATTTTAATCAGGAATCATTAGAAGTTTACTTAAGTCTTGTCCAAGATGTTCAAACAGTATAGAAAGCTAGAAAAAGGAGAGTTCATATTAATAGGTGGTGATACAGCGTCTGGAGGACTTGACTATTCTGCGTCACAATTTTTATCGAAAACCAAGTTAGATGTACCTATCGTCTATCATTCGCAAAAGACAACGACAACTATGGTTAATGATTTAGTGCCAAAGATGGAAGAAATATTCGATATTACTGGTGTACCTCCAATCATAGCACTCGAACGAAACAATGGCGGGTCGTTTGAGATGGAACGTCTTGCAATGCTAAATCGGGCAAACAAGTTTAGGCTGTATGTAGAAAAGGGTATGGCGGGGCAGATAGAGCAATCTGAAGCCAAAAGATATGGTTGGACTACTTCGAGTTCTACTAGACCCAAGATGCTAGAAGACCTTAAAAACGCTATAGATAATAAATTAATCAGGATATACGACAAGCAAACCGTTAACGAAATGTTTGCATTTATTGTTGTGCAGACAAGCAGTAGTTGGAAAGCACAAGCAGAAAAACACGCCCACGATGACCTAATAATGAGTTTGGCTATCGCGTGGCAGTTGTATCAGACAGAACAGCCAGAACAAGTTTTTACATCGGGTATAGAAGATTTACCAGACGAAAGATTATTTAGTTCAGGAGGATTTTATTGATGGACAAACCTGCCAGCCATTACACAAGACAAAACAAACGTGCGATAGATGCTCAAGAAGCTATTATTGAGAAATTGGGATATGGTGTGCTTAATGTAGAGGTTGAGTTTCATAACAAACGTGTTGTCAAACAAACCTTTTATGGGAAAGAACGCAAGAAGTATAACAAAGAAAACTATGAAGATGCACTAAAAGATATGCTAAAACGTGTAAAACAAAGCATGGATCGTAAAGAATCAACAGAGATTGTGTTTCAAGTGAATATACGGCAAGGCAGACCCGAGCAAGTATTGTGGTTGTCTAACCATACCATAAATTACGACGTTGACAATAGCCCGCAAAACGTGCAAGATAGTAGTATAACAAAATAATCGGTTTATTTTTAAACGAGTTTAGAGATACAAGCCGTGTGAAAGTTCTTCGGAACGAGTAGCACGGCTTTTTTAGTACATATTTATAAAACAGTAAAGCATGATGAGACTTATGTTATCGGGGGAAGAAATACTATTAGACAATGAAGACTTGGACTTATTCAATGCATACAGTTGGTGGGTTTTAAGAGTTAAAAATCTTAAATACATTGTCGGTAGGCATGGTAAATCAAAGGGATGTCGGGTGCTTTTTCATAGAGTATTGATGCCAGAGGCTGAGGTAGTTGACCATATCAATGGGAACGGGTTGGATAATAGGAAAGACAATCTTCGGGGGTGTTCTCATGCAGAAAATATGAGAAACAGAAATATATCCAGGAAAAATAAAAGTGGTTTTAAAGGGGTTTACTGGCATAAAGCAGATAAGCTATGGAAAGCTCAGCTAAAATATAACGGCAAAAGGGTATTGGATCAGAGTTGTAAAAGTGCTGAGGAAGCTGCGAGGCTTTACGATAAGTTTGCATTAAAGTATCACGGTGAATTCGCGAAGACAAATTTTAATTATGCCTAAAAAACGAGAACAGAAAAAAGAAGATCCAAAAAAAGAGAACAACTCAATTGATCCTGTTGTGCTATGCGAACAGTATAAAAAAGATTGGGATTCTTATTCAGAGATCCGTGCCGATTGGGATGAAAAAGAAGCGATACTTTTAAACAGGAATCTTGATTCTATTTCAAAGAACAGCACAAAGTCACAAGTGTTTGATCCTCGGTTATCAACGATAGTATTCGAGCGAATGTATCGCGTGATGAACCGACTCCCTACTGGAAAGGTCAGGGCTTTGACCAAGAAGAATAAAGGTAAGTCTATGATGATGGACTTGATTCTTCATAACTATGTTGAGCCAAACGCAAAATCACAATACGGTTCTATCTTGCATAAACTCAGAATGGAAAACTTATATTCACATGTCTATGGTTCTTATGGTCACTTAGTAGACTACGTTGTTACAGATGATTACGTGGGTCCTGATATAACTTTAATTTCCCCTTATGATTTAGTTCCGCAACCAGGCAAATACGACATTCATGATTGTCAGTATGTTTTCGTTGGTAGCTGGGTGTCAAAAGAATGGTTAAAAAGCAAAAAGTCAGACAAGTGGCAAAACATTCAAGAATTATTATTAAAATCCAAAGGTGACAAGACGAACGGGCAAGTTAGGGATTTAGACGGTAAATCTTATGCAGAACGTAAGTGGGGTGATAATGCACATGCTCAGCAGATTGAAGACTACCAGCAAATATATCTAGTAACTAGATACGAACGCGATAGATGGATAACCTTTGCACCTGATTATGACTTAATCGTGAGGGATATACCAAATCCACATGGTAACAACCGAATACCTGTAGTTGTGAAGCATTCTATTCCACTACGAGATAGGTTCTGGGGACTTGGAGAAATCGAACGTGGTAAAACATTGCAATACGCTATTAACAGTTTATGGAATTTGTATCTAGATGGTGTTAAGTTTTCTATTTTCCCACCAAAGTTAGTGAACCTATCTTTAACAGTACCTTCTACCATTCGATCAGAAGCAGGTGCAAACTGGGTAGTAAAAGATATAAATAATGCAATCAGAGAATTTAATATATCACCGCAAGGTATTAATTCATTCCAAGCTACATATCCTGCTTTGAGTGCCGCAATGCTCAACATGGCGGGTACAACTGATACATCTATTGCATCAAACGTTGACCCTGGCATGGGCAAAACACCAGTCGCTATAAATGCATTAAATGCAAGGCAAAACGCAAGAGATGCGTATGACCGCGAATTGCAAGAAGAAGTTATTCAAGAGACATATGATATGTTTATGGATCTAATATCCAAAAAACAAGCTCATCCTATAAAACTTAATGTGTTTGAGGAAGAGATTGCGACAATATCACAAACAAATCCTGATATTTTAGATATGTTTGAAGATGGTACAGGAGCGGAAGTCATAATAAAACCAGAAGATGTTAAAGATATACCTTTCAAGTTTTACATTGATAAAGGTTCTACATACAAACAAGATGAGGCGATGCAAAAACAGGAGATTACCGATCACCTATCATTAGCTATCAAGCTTGCTGATCCTGCAATCTTGAAACAAACAGGTAAAGTAAGACTTGGGGCTATGGTTATTGATGTTGCGGAGCTAGTCAAACAATCTTTGATTACAGGTGGAATGCAAAATTATGAAAAAATTATATACGAACAAGAAATGACGCCAGAAGAAATGCCACCAGAGCCAATGGCACAAGATCCAATAACACAGCCTAGCGCGCCACAGGGCAGTCCTATGCCACAAGGTGGAATGTCAGGAATGATACCCCAAGGCGTTAACTTTGAAGATCCGATGATACAGCAAGTTTTTAATGAAATTTTAAATGGACAATAACAAACCTTATGCGAGTGACTTATTACAAGAGTTCACTCCACAACAACAACAAGAAAACAGATTGAGAGATGAAGCATTATATGTACTTGCTCAAACATCGGGGTGGGCGGAGTTACAAAAGATTATCGACCAATACCTTGAATCACTAAAAAGCCTAAATATTGATCCTAAAGACTCAGTTGAGACCGTGGGATATAAATATTTAGCTTCGGTTACGGCGAAAACTTATTTAGAGGCAGTAAAGGATATCGTAAATGGAACATATCAAGCAATCGAAGCCGACAGAAAATGAGGTGTTTGGTCTAACTCAAGATCAGGTCGAAGAATTAAGGAAGAATGCGATTGAAAGATTACAGAGATCAGAAAAAAGGTGGGTTCAGCGTGGACCATATTTAGTATGCATAACTGATAGTGGAGAAGTAGCAACGCATATCGGGACAGCAAAAATCCTTGTGGGACTTGACGATAAAGGTAATCCGATGTTCAAACAAGTGAATTATTGACATACATTACGAGGTTTGGTAGATTAGTGTCAAATTGAATAGCTTTTTGCTAGCTGAGGTTAGCATTTGTAGCCGTGAGAAAACGAGACGAAAGTTTCGCCAGTATCACGGCTTTTTTAGTACCTGAAATCGTAGGTTTGGACTTGTAGAGGTTTTTCTTCTACAGGATTAAGCCTTTGATCGGGCTGGTGAGGATGACCCAACCTTAATGGAGTCAAAATTAGTTCTTTCAAATATGGATCAAACCAAAAATCAGGCAATAAATGACCAGGGCGTAGAGAAAACCCAAGATGTGATGCCGACATCTGAATCAAGCGTAGTTGAACCACAGATCGATCAATCTGTAGAAGATACAAACGTAGAAGAATCTGAATCTAGTTCTAGTGCTAAGGAATTAGAGGATGCAGAACGTAAACCAACAAGATTGGAGCGGAATTTAGGCAAAAAGCTACAGGAAAACAAAGCTCTAAAAGAACGTATTAATCAATTAGAAGGAAAAGCTGATGATGTATACGACTTTTTAGGCGTGAAACCTAAAGCTGACGAGATGGAAAACTTGTTTACGGAGGAAGAGCTTGCCACAGGTGAGATTTCTAACCCAAGAGATTTTCAGAATCGTATAGCACAAATGGTCGAACAGCGTGCTACTAAGAAAGTTGAAGAAGTTTTATCAGGAAGAGAGCGGGCTAGTAAGTACCGTGAGACAGTCGAAACTCATACAAAAGAACTGGATGATCTACTAACGGAGATGCCAGAACTACAGGATGAAGAAACGGCTAGAGCTTTTGTTGAAACTTATGAAGACATAAATTATTTAGGTGATAGGTTCATTGGACGTGTATCCCCTAAAAAAATAGCAGAACGTATGTTTGGCACAGCCAAGAGAATAGCCGATCGTAAAACAACTGAGGTAGCCAAACAGGTTGCACAGATGAAAGACGATCAAGCAATCGTGTCTGGTGCTGATATATCGAGAAGCAGTGGAGGTCTTACGGACTTATACAACAAAGCTATTGAGACGGGCACAGACGATGATTGGGCTAAATATTTCAAGGCTAAAAACAGTAAATGATTTTTAGGAGAAATTTTATATGGCACAGTCCACAGCAAAACTTTATTACGAAGAAAGAGCGATAGGTAATAGAGAAGATCTAAGTAATGAGATCACAAATATATCGCCAAAAGAAACACCTTTTTATTCTACTTTCGGTAAAACAAAAGCTAAATCTGTTATCCATGATTGGTTAACCGATTCTTTAGCTAGCGCAGCCGAAAACAAGCATATTGAAGGAGGAGATTATTCTTTCACTAAACCAGGTGCTAGAACAAGACTTTCAAACTACACCCAAATTTTCGTTACACCAGTAGAAGTATCAGATACACAAAGAAATGTTGATACAGCAGGAATCGAAGATGAATTTGCTTATCAAATGGCAAAGAAAATGAAAGAACACGCAAGAGATATTGAATACATGTTAGTAAATGGTACAGGGAACTCTGGTGCTTCTGGTACAGCTAGAGAGCTTAAAGGGGTATTGGCTTGGTTGAGTACTAATGTCGAGGCTGGTACTGGTACTGGTACTGAATATTTGACTGAAACAATGTTCAATAACCTATTGCAATCTGTATGGGAAGACGGCGGATTACAATCTGGCGGTACTGCCTATGCTAATGGTTATCAAAAGAGAAAAATTAGCGGATTTACAGGTGGAGCTACCAAGAATGTTGATTCAGACGATAAATCATTAACAAGTTCTGTTGATGTATATGATTCTGATTTCGGAAGAATTGTTATCAAGAGACACAGATATATGACTTCTACTGTTGTAGCGGTATTAGACAACGATTTCTGGAAAGTAGCGACTTTGAGACCTACCCAAAAGATTGATGTTGCTAAAGTCGGTTCTGCAACAAGAGCGGTTATCGAAACTGAGTTAACACTTGAGTCTAGGGAAGAAAAATCCAGCGGTAAAATTACTGGTTTGAAGACTTCTTAACGAGTTAATCGAGGGGGTGAAATTCCCCCTCTCATAAATGAAACCAATTAGACAACTAGAGCGTGAAGAATTAGAAAGAAGCACGGGTTTAACAAATAGAACTTTAGAAGAGTTAAGGTATGTTTTTTATTCAGCTAGATCAGGGATAACCTCTTTGAGCATAAATGATCATATCAGAGCTTACCTAAAAAGGATTACAAGTTCCAGCAATGACAGTTTGTCAGACCTTTGGCGGTCGTTCTATGGCGTTGTGGGTATAACCTCGAGACTTTCATTAGACGATATGAGCAGAGATTTTTATACAAACAAAAATTTCTACCTTCTTAATGATAATTTTACAACTGATAGATCGGCAGGTGCAGTTAATGGTACAAACGCTGAACCTAGTGGGCCAGCCAGAAATGTCGTTGATACAAGTAACAATCTATCTACATCTGGTGGTTATTTAGTAAGGGCTGGTGGTAGTGTTACCGATCCCGTTCTTAGGTATGCTGCCCCACTTGCTAGAGAGAAAGGAATAATCCTCAAATGGGTACTGCCAACAAGTGGGGTAACAGTAGTCGGTTATAACGCATTAATTCAAATGAATGCTGCTGAATATATATACTCGAATTCAGGATCTTCCATTATAGTGAGTATTGGGGCAGGAATCAGTGTTTATGGTGCTCATAGCTATCCATTGCGTCTAGCAATGGTGACAAGAGCTACTGGCACATTCTTTTTTGCTGAAAACAAGCTTTTAGCGATCAACTACGTACTAGCACAAGCTTTGAACGTCCACGTTTATTCAACTGGATTAGTTGGTAATATTCTTGACTACATAAAGATGCCTCAAGATAAATGGCTTCCAACACCACTAGCTTCAGACAGTTTTAGTGGTTTGTTTGGCGTTACTGATGGCTTAGGTCATGCAGAGACGACTGGTATTGGTTCAGGTGGAGCAAGTCAATCTTTTGTTCCTAATATATCAATTACGCCTACATCTCCATCACCTGCACTTGGAAGTGAAATATCTACTAATGGTGACTTTGAAAATACTTTTGTTGCGGGTCTTGCACCTGGGTGGACGAAAACAACCGCTTCAGTAATTCCATCTGAAGAAAATACTATTGTTCATGGAGGTACAAAAAGTCAGAAATTTGTAGGAACAGTAAACAATGATGGTATTTTCCAGTACGTACCAACAACTGCTGGAAATTGGTATCAAGTAAGTATCTGGACTAATAAAGAAGCTGCTGGAACTTTACGAACTGGTGTTGCAACAAATGGTGGCAGTACTGTCATTAGGTCTGTTGATTATTCAGCCACAGGGTGGAACCAAACATTAGCAACTTTCAGAGCAACTGGATCAACTTCTGGAGCGTTTGCCCTTCAGGCAGGAGCTACAGTTGTAACCGCATATATGGATGATGCGAGCTATAAACAACTTACTTTATCATCACTTTTATCACAGCCTACAACGTATTCATCTACTAACTACGTAGCTGCATGTACTACAACTTTAACAGCTGGTACTCAAGCAGGTATAGCAGTACAGGTCGATAATCCTGCCAACCCTACAAACGGTGTGTTTGCATACCATGATGGGACTAATTTAGTTATAGCTAAATTAGTAGATGGTACATGGACGCAGTTAGGAACTTCTGTACTTGCATATTCCGTTGGTGCTCAATTACTGGTGAAGAAGATTGGAACAACATACCAGGTATTCTATAACGGTACATTCAATTATTCAGGAACTATAGCTGATGCTTCAATCACTTCTGGTACATATCACTGCTTATTCTCAACTTTTGCATCAAACACGTTTGGAGCATTTAATATCAGTGACTACAACACTTGGTATATATCTGGTGGTAAGTTATTAAATTTTCCAAATCTAGGTAGTAATCTAGTCGTAAACGGTACGTTTGGTGCTGATACTGGCTGGACTAAAGGTACTGGATGGACGATTGCAGCAGGTGTTGCGACTGCTACAGCAGCTACATCTCTTCTAACGGCTACAGTACCACCTTTAACAGTGGGTGTTTGGTATCGATCTACCTTCACTGTATCTGGTTATGTCGGTGGATCATTCCAACTAGTTGTTGGGGCTGTTGGAAACGTATCAAGATCAGCTAATGGTACATATACCGAAACCCAAAGAGCCACAGCTACTTCTTTAGACGTGAACGCGTTAACATCTGCTACAGGTAGTGTCGATGATGTGACTGCTGCTCCACTTACGTTATCAGAACTATTTACTGACATTACTCATTCAACAGCAAATGTTCTTGTGACATCCGAAATTATATTTACAGCTGGATATCAAATTGGACATGTACTTAATCTCGATTCAGCAAGTAATCCTCAGAACTTTGTTCTTGTTTATCTA